TCCAATACTTGTAGATCGCATGACACGAGCTGAAATTAAAAGTTATATTGAAGAGTTGGATTAATATGGAACTCGTTTTAATTTATATGATCTTAGGGCTCATTGTTTACTTTTGGGAGGGTAAACAAAAATAATATGATTAAGTGATTTCTTTAATATGATTAGGTGTCACATCTATGATTGCAGAGGAATCATCAATCTTTTTTTCTAATTGTTGCAACCTTTCTTCAAGTTGTTCTCTACTCATACCCTCTAAAGTATTATGAGTAATTTCTTTTTTATCAACAAACATACCTGCCATCTGACCTGCTCGAAACTCTGCATTTATTGCACCAGTATATTGACCTTTCTGCTCTGCACCATTTCTTAAACGTTCAAATGTTTTAAATCGCGCTAATTTGTCTTTTTCATACTTATCTTGTTCTCTTTGTAATCTTTTTTCTAAATATCTACAAACATGGGGATTTAAATCTGGATTTAACAAACGACTTGCTTGTTCATATGGTTTACCACGAGTAGAAGTGTATCCAGCTTTTTCCGCCGCGTCTGCTTTTTTTATTTGACCCCAATTTGAAACAAGAATATCAACAAACTTTCGTTGTTGAGCAGTTAATTCAATAGATGATTTCAATTGATTAGATTTTTTTACCATTTTTTGTATATATATATTTCCTAAGAATAAAAAAAAAAAATAAAAAATGCAAGCTTCTGTCCATAAGAAATCTGTATTTTTCCTATTTTTTGGGAATTTTTCCTAAAATTTTCCTAAAACTTTTTGGTGTTTTTCCTAGTTTTCTGGGATTTTTCCTAGTTTCCTAAAATATTTGCTTATTTTACTTTTTGTTTTAAAAAAAAAGTTGTAAGGAACGACATTATAGGATTTTGGGAAAAAATGATTGTACACTATGATTAAATATGATAGAACAATATATGTAGGGGTATCACCTCTTCCTTTCGTTACATATTGATAGCACATAGATTTTTATGATTTATGTGCTATTTTTTTATAATGTATCTTTTTCTTGAATTTATTTGTGCGATTACGGCTGTTATTTCTATTTACATTTATGGTAATCAATCCTGGTATGCACCTCTATTTGGTCTATTTTCACAAATATTCTGGCTCACGTGGACCGTGGTTGGTGGTCATTATCCCATGCTTATATTGAGCTGCGCCATGATAATCACGCATTTTAGAAATTTTAAGACGATGCAGACTACAAAAGTTTTGAGACAAAAATGGTGGAAATAGGTACATCTGGTAAGCTTTTTACGTATACTCTATATTTTACTACATCTTTTCTTTTTTCTTTTCTCACTATTTTATTATTAGTAGCTATCATTTTTCGATAAAGTTTATCGTATTTTTTCCATGCAACTTGTCTTTGAGTAAAAAAGACTTTTTTTCTTTTTAATGCACTAACGTAGCATTCAACCATATCATCTGGGTCGAGGGTTCCCCATTCACAGGTTCTACGAAAATCGAATTCGTTACCTATGATCCAATTATGTGCATTTATTTTTATTAAGGATGATTTTCTATCTGATTGTGTTATGAGTGTTTCGTCAAAGGCGTTGACGACTACAGCTCGCCAGAGCTTTTGTTCTGGGTCGATTCCTTTATTAAGAACGGATCGCGCAAATTTTAATCCTATGGTTTTGAGTAAATTTGGTGCTACCATTAGTGAAAGTAATTTTTTGCTATTTCATTTAGCACTTTTTTATACTTTCGCAACAATGTTTTTGATGGTTTTTCTTCAGCAAGGTTAATCATATACTCTTGATATAGTCTATCGAATAGAAAGATTCTATCTTCAAAGTCCATATCTTTAAGATTTACTATTAATTGTAATTCTTCTTCTACTTCGTATACTTTATAGAGTTCAGTTTTTTTTGACATATACATAGTTTAACCAACTCTATTCTTTTTTGCTACCTTTGATAACAGTAAATTTTTTGTAATCATTGAATTCATATTCTAAGTGCGCAACTTCTTTAAATATTTCAAGGGTTTGTTCTTTAGATATGTCACCTAACTTTAGATCGTAAATCAAGCTGAAGGCCTCGACATAATTCTTATGACTTAATTTAAACGACAATAAATTAAGTAATTTTTTAAGTTTTTCTTTTTTATCAAGCATAGTATCTCCAATTATTAATCACCTTGATCCTTGATCCGTGATTGCTGGTACTTGATATTTTTACTTTTAAACGTTGGTAACTGACTATCGCAGTTAGGACACACGAACCTAAGGTTCTCGAGCCTATGATCATTTTTTACACCATTTATGTGATCGAGTACAAGCACTAATTTTTTTTCTTTCCAATCGCCTCTGTTTTTACAAAATGCGCAAACGTAATCGAGAAGCTTATCTTTTAATATGCGTGCTTTCAAACGACCACGATTTTTATATGATGAGTCCTTAACAAATAATGTTTTAGCAGAAATGCTAGTGTATTGATTAGCCATACTCTCTCCCTTTCACTTATAGGATAAGGGTTTGAGGTCCGTGTGTCTAGGTTAGTGTCTTTTGATTTTTTTAAATACGATGCTGCAATATGGACACATTACTTTGTCAACCCCTTCAAGTGATAAAAAAATCAGAGGATGACCTCCAGAGTCTTCACCCTTACAACACACTGTTGTTTCGTTAAAGACTTGAATTATTTTAGCCATTTTCTTTTAACTGTTGTAGTTTTAACATGGTGTAACCATAATGACTTTGTAAACGTTTTGCGGCATAACCTGGTGTTTTAATACATTTGATTAAAATTTCTTTTTCATTCATAATGTTTTCCTGAATGACCTGATCCTCCGCATGCATTACACACGTAAGTTGTGTCAATATCTTTATTTGCAAGTCTGTGAGATTTGGTAAATCCATTACCGTGACATTCTTCACAGACTTCATAAACTACTATTTTTTCTTTAATCATTCTTTTTCCTTCGTTACACATTGCTGTTTATATTTTGTATATCCAAATATAGTCACTGCAGGATTATTAGGATCAGCCTCTGACCATCCTTTGTCAACCCATACACAAGTATATTGTCGTTCATTATTTTTCTTTTGTACAAAAAAATCCGCGTTGCTCCAAGTATACAGATTTATTACTAATCCTACAATTAACGTTTCCATTATTACTCCTTATCTTTTACTTGATCCCATTTGTTTAGCCTATATTTTTTAAACCAAGTAATGGGATCGTTACACTTGACGGCTTTTATTTTTTTGTTTGGGTGTTTTTTATTAAAGTTTGAAGTCAACTCTAGTGTTGCATGCTCGCAAACGTCATGAGTGAAGTTTGAATGATGTTGCATGTATAATTTATTATTAAATTCAAACCACACGGTAATTATCATCCAACTAAACATCAATCCCTAATCTTTTTCTCGCATCTTGTCGCAGTAAAAAAGTTTTTTCATCATAACAACCCCAACCTTCAACGTTTTTCTTAGTTTCAGTTTCAAAAATTTCTACTTGCTCATTTATTTTTGCATAGTCACAAATTTCTACTTCACCATATACATGTTCAAGGTCATTGGCTAAAAAAAATATTACAATCCATTTCATTCCTGCTCCTTTGCAAATACGTACACATTATCTTCAAAATAACTGCACCTTTGTACATGAATGGCTTTCATTTTGTGACCACCATATTCAAAATCACTATCCATAACTATTTTTAATGTGTCTGGAATAGAAATGTGAATGCCTTTTTTATAATCAGCATGTTGCAAAGAATCATCTCTGTAACCTTGAGCATAATTTTTATTGTCTTTGTATACTAAGAATGGAGCCCATCGTTCTTTATTCATTGGCACTACCATTCATTAACTCTTTTTTGTAATTCTCAACTTTAACTTTGTTTTTCTTCGCTTGATACTCTATATACTCATGCACTAGTTTTGAAATCATTCCTGCTGGAGCTCGAAATTTACTTTTACATAAGCCTCTTAATAGTTTATAATCTTCTATTCGCACAGCAATAGATTTCCATTTAGTCGTGTCCATAATTTGTCCTTTATTTAAAATTAATAATATTGTTAAATTACAGATATTGTGGGATATGTCAAGGGATATTGACAAAATCTTTAAAAATTATATTATTATGTAAGGAGATACGATGATTACAAAACTAGAACAAAAAGTTGCTCTTGAACATCTTTGGGCTCAAAAGTTCAAAGAAAATGGTGCATATACGATTGACATGGTGCCCCTTACTTCTAAGATAGAAGAATTACAAAGAGAACTTATAGTTACTGATTAAGTAGCTGAACCAAAATCGTTGCCCAAGGCAACATCTACGACACTTGGAACGTTTAGTTCCACGCAACCCTCCATCTCTTTGACAATTTTTTCCACATCTTCTTCATGAACATTAAAACATAACTCATCATGTATTTGTAGTAATGGCGTATACCCCAAATGCGAACAAGATACTATCGCTTGTTTTGTTTGATCTGCCGCAGATCCTTGAATCAATCTATTTAAAGCCTTGTATGTAAAAGCGCGCTTGATATTGTTCGATCCGTATTTAGCACTTGCATTCTCAAAAGTTTCTGGAGTGTGTATACCAAAATCTTTGGTTTCCCACATGTTAAATCTACATTTGCGACCTAGTTTAGTTCTAATCACACCTTCTTCATTGGCTTTTTTCATACAACGATCAGATAGCATCTTAACAAAAGGGGCTCTTCTATTAAACTTACCAATTAAAGCACTAGCTTCATCAAAATTTAAGCCTAACATATTAGCTAATTTATTCTTACCCATGCCATACATTAAACCCAGTCCAATTGTTTTCGCTTGTTTTCTGTCAATACCCACTAGATCAGCAACAGTTTGATGAAAATCAGCGTCTGCATTAGCATAGGCCTCAACAAGCTCCTGAGAGCCCTCATAGCCTTCTCCAATACTGGATGCATAATGAACCACTAATCGTGGTTCTTGTTGCGAGTAATCAAAACTACCCCATTTAAAACCCTCTTCTGGTAGGAATAAACCTCTAATCATGGGTCCAAACTCTTTATTTCTTGCTGGAAGCTGTTGTAAATTAGGATTACTCATAGATAATCGACCAGATACAGTGCCTCCTGTGTCAGACCGTAGTTGATTTATCTCTGCATGGATTCTCCCTTTGTGTTCAAATCGCATAATAGAATTTAAAAAAGTATTGTGAAATTTATTAATCTCTCTGGCACTAACTATTAGTTTAGATATTTCGTATTCGCTATTAACTAACCAATTTTGAGTGAAGCTAGGTTCTTTTGACTTAGCCGTTTTAGGATATTCTAAGCCTAACTTGTCGTAAGCAAAAGCGATTTGTCGTGCCGCCCAAATATCTATATCTTTACCAACAAGCTTTTTTATTCTGTGCAAGATCTCTTTTTCTTTTTCAACAAAATTAACTTTTAATTCTTCTGCTCGTTGTGTGTTTACACGAATACCTTTCTGTCGCATTTTAATTAAGATAGGCAATAAAGATTTTTCAAGTTGCCATACTGTGTGAAGATTTTGTTTATATATCTCATGTTTAAATCGTTGCCACAATAGGTACGTGAGCCGTGCATCTTGTTCTGCATAATATCCTACATGCTCTGCGGGTAATTTCCACATCTCCATTTTTGGATCAACACCATGTGCTTTTGCAGCTTCCACCAAGTCTGTTTCTGCTTTTAACTCTCCTAGATAATCTTTGGCTAAAGCATTTAATTTATACGTATACCTGTTTTCATCGATCAAAGCTCCTGCAATCATAGTATCAACAATTTCACCACGCACATCGATACCATATGCTTTTAACCAACCTACATCATACTGAGCGTTGTGAAATATCTTACGACAAGGTAATCGACATACATCGTGCATATATTTCAAAACTTGTTCTTTAATTAGATTACCACCACCAAAATGACCAAATGGATAATAGGCTTGAAAGCCTTCTGTTGCGACTGCAAAACCTATAATTTCGCCACGGTCTGTAGCCCAACCCGCACCTAGACCCTTATTGATGCCCTCATCTTTTGTTTCTAAATCTATTGCTATCTCCTTAGCGTTAGATAAATCATGATAATCAACGGGCGCAGACCAAATATGTTTTTTAAAATTAAATGTCAGTTGAAGACTTGTCATTTTTTATTTTCTTATAGATATTAGGATCATATCCACCAAGATTAAATTTTCTTTTATATTGTTTCTTTTTCATAGTCTCGTTCTATAATCATATCAATGTAATGTTTTGCTTTTTCTAAATCCTCTCGTCCATTCTTACCTCTGTGTCTACAAATATATTTTATCACATTACCCTCAGCAAATAAAATCTTGTTCTCATTAATAAATTGTGAAGGTTGTATTGAAAACTGTGTGTAATACTGGCCCCCGCGTTTCCATAAATCTTTAACCATTAATATAATCCTCCTTTATCTCATTTAATAGGTCTGCATAAGATAGTTTGTTTTTATCTTCTTCAAACTCAATTGTTAGCATTAAACGTAAACCATCATAATTTACGACCATATGGTCTTTTTGATTGTTAAATATAAATCTGCTACCAGGATAGTATTGCAATTCTACCACACTGTGACTTACATCAGAGTATCCTCTAAAAAAAGTATAAGACGTATTCGGTGTTGCAATCATAGAATTTATACAAACACCTCTTTTTGTATCACAATGCCAATTGTAGATAGTTTTGTTTTCCATGCGTAATACACCTGCTTTATATTTATGTCGTGTGTATAACCAATTGTAAAACTCATCTTCAAATAGAATGTCATTTTCAACTGGACAGGCTGTGAAATTATAATATTTTACCCACTCGGTTTCTGGGTTCCAGACTTTATCATAAAGCCTGGGGCTAAAAAATTGACCTACGGGTAGTTCTTCAAAGTATGGACTCATGTTTTCTCCTGTAAATACATTAGATAATCCATCCCTATGGGATAATTATATTTATAATCTGTGGATAAGATATGTAAAGTGTTTTTTGCTCTTGTAACCCCTGTATAATATACCCTTTTCTCATCTGACTTCTCTTCTTTTGTTTTGTGAGAGAACGAAGCGGGCCAATTAGTTTTGGAATATAGTAAAACATTATTTGCTTCACCACCCTTAACAGAGTGTATAGTATCTATAATAATTTTAGGATCTTGATTTAATTTTGCTTGACCATACTTCTTTAAAATCAACACGAAATAAGCTGTTTGCCTTGGGGTAAAATTTCTTTTCAATACACTCCACCAAGGTTGATTATACTGATCATCATTCAAGTCAAGTCCCGCCCACTCTTTTAATTGTTTAAAATTAAATGTTTGTGTCTCTGGTATATTTTGCCAAAATTTTGGTGTTCTAAAGTCATAGTCTGTTAAATCTCTAAGGTAACGATACATATTTTCTGCGGCATCGCGTGTTATCGTCTTACCATTAGAAACAGCAGTCCATGACTTAATTGCTTGCCATTGTTTGGAGTCAAAAGATTTATTACCTTTGTT